ATTGACCCTTAATATTAATCAAATAAATGAAGCATGTAATACGAACTTCTTTGTAGCAGAAGGAACTCGTATGTGGATCGATCCACCGGGATTTACAGTGCCTATTCATTTAGATGGAGTAGTTGACGAATTTACAGGAGATATTAAAGGGGTAGAACAAGCAATGCAGGCATTTTGGCTAGGTCCTGAAGAAACAGGAACCTGCTTTTATTCTACTGCTAGCAAAGATGCAGTTAGATATCGGTTTCCTTTTGAAACAAACACCGCATATTTTATGATTATTACGCCTGATTTATGGCATGGCATGATTGTACCTGGTAAAGATTACAGATTCACTACTTACACATATTTTCGTTAAAGGTAAATAGTATTATGAAAGAACTTGACAGCATAGCAGAAGCACTTTTTGATAAACTACGAAGCCGTTTTGATCGTATAAGTCTTGGTGACAAAGATGCGAAAGCTACAGATGACCCAACACAAGCACGTTTTTATAATTTCGATTACACTGTAAACGACAATAACTTTGGTAATGTTACTGTTAGCATTATCGACGATCAATCACTGAAGATTTACTTTAGCAAAGAATTATCTAATAAACTTACTAAAGAGGAACAAGATGATTGGTTTGCGTTTTTAAAAGAAATGCGTAGATTCTCAAGAAGAAATATGCTAACGTTTGATACTAGAGATATCAATCGCAGTTCATTGAATCTAAGGGACATTAAACAACAAACAACCAATGGCAATTGGAAGTCAAAAGAAGTAGATATTCAGGAAAGTAAAATGTACGGTACTAGAAAGAAAAGCTACGATCACGTTGGAGAAACACGTTTAATCATTAGACATCGAACAGAAGTTGATGAAGATAAGCGTGGCGCACGTAGTCGTAATATTGATGTTATTTTTGTTGAAAATAGTTTAGGTGAGCGTTTTAGGCTACCATTTACAAATCTGCGAGCCGCTCGTGCAGTTGGACAACATGTTGCACACGGCGGAATGATCTCAGATGATCGTACACAAGAGATCTACGCAATGGTAGAAGAAATGCAACAACTAAGCAAGTTTCTACGTGCTACACGTAATGTTGAAGCATTTGAAGACAAAGAAGTTCCTGATCTAGTTGAATGTGCTAGAGAACGCTATTACGAATGTCGCAAAGGTTTAGATAGAATGAGTACACCAAAAGGCTATCAAGCATTTTGGGAAGACTATATGGCACCAGAAATGGTTGAAATGGAAGATGAAGATGCACTCAGAGAGCGTTTTACAAAACGTTTTATTGACCAGCGCATTGAAGAAGCTCTACCATATGTTTACAAAGCATTTGCAAATCGTCCAGTTATAGAAGCCAACGCAACTGAATTTGAAAGCTGGGCCGACAAGCTAACCGAAGGTACTTGGGCATTGCCTGAGAGCGATGAAGATGTTGAGAAGTTTAAGCGTATCTTTGCTAAACCAATTCAGTTTGGTCCAGAAGGTAATGATGCTACATCTGCAATGTATGATATATTTGGTGATGACGATCTTTTTGATGATCTTGGCACACTGGCTGACATTAAAGGTCCAGAAGCCGACGCTCGTCCAACCATTGTAAGATGGTTTACTAATATACACAAAGATATAGTTACTGGTAATGCATCAGTAAGTAGAGACATTCAAGAATCAATGGCTAAGATATTTGAATATCTTAAAACTTGGCAACCAGAAGCAGAAGCTCCAGCAGAAGAACCAACTGACACAGAAGAGCAACCTGCTGAAGAGCCTGCTGACGCCGAAGCGCCAGCTGACGCCGAAGCGCCAGCTGAAGAACCAAAAGAAGAATCAGTAGACAATCTTAAAAAACTAGCTGGCATTTCATAAAATCTATTTTGGTAAAATTTTCCTTTGACTGCTAAATAAAACTAGCATATACTGTGTGTATGTGCTCAGGCAAAAACATTATGGCACATTAAAGGAGAAAACATTATGGCTACATTGGCTGAAATCCGAGCAAAACTACAAGCTCAAGAAACCCGCACAGGCGGTAACACTACAGGTGGCGACAACGCCATTTTCCCTCATTGGAATATTCCAGAGGGCTCAACTTCCCGAATCCGTTTCCTTCCAGACTCTGACACAAAGAATGATTTCTTTTGGGTAGAGCGCAACATGATCCGACTTCCATTCAATGGGATCAAAGGAGACGTTAATAGCAAACCTCAGATTGTACAGGTACCCTGCGTAGAGATGTGGGGCGATAGTTGTCCTATTCTTGCAGAAGTACGTACATGGTTCAAAGACTCAAGTCTTGAGGAAATGGGTCGTAAGTATTGGAAGAAGCGTTCTTACTTGTTCCAAGGCTTTGTACGTGAAAGTTCACTTGCAGACGACTCAACGCCTGAGAATCCAATCCGTAGGTTTATTATTAGTCCTCAGATCTTTAACATTGTTAAAGCGGCTCTGATGGATCCAGAGATGGAAGAACTTCCAACTGATTACGAGCGTGGTCTAGACTTCAGTGTTGTTAAGACCAGCAAAGGTGGATATGCTGACTACAGCACTTCTAAGTATTCTCGTAAGGAATCTGCACTTACTGAAGTAGAACGTGCGGCAGTTGACCAATACGGTTTGCATAACCTTGCTGACTTCCTACCTAAAAAGCCTAACGAAACTGAACTAAAGGTTCTAACAGAAATGTTTGAAGCATCAGTTGACGGTCAGGCTTATGATCCTGACAAATTTGCATCTTACTACAAGCCCAGTGGGTTTCAAGGTGGCGGATCAAATAGTACTTCGAAAGATAGTACTCCAGCGCCAGCACCTCAAGCGACACCAGCACCAGCACCAGCACCTCAGCCAGTAGCTGAAGAGCCTGCTGTTGCAACTGCTCCAGTTGCAGAACCTGCAACTGAAGAAAGCGGATCGACTAAGAGGACTGAAGATATTCTTGCTATGATTCGTAGCAGACAAGCTTCTAGCTAAGTAGAAACAAAGAATATTATACTGCGAGTTCCGGCAAAAATCTCCATTCGGTAACCAGCGAGATCTCGCAGATTCTTTTAATAAGGTAGGAAAAAATATGGCTAAACCATTTGACGTAAGTAAATTTCGTAAAGATATTACAAAGTCAATCAACGGATTGACAATTGGTTTCCATGATCCAACAGATTGGATTTCAACAGGAAACTATGCACTAAATTATCTTGTCAGCGGAGAGTTTGACAAGGGAGTTCCAATGGGTAAGGTAACTGTATTTGCTGGCGAGAGCGGCGCAGGCAAAAGTTACTTTGTCTCCGGCAACATTGTTAAAAACGCACAAGAGCAAGGTATCTTTGTTGTGCTAATTGACAGTGAGAACGCACTAGACGAAGCATGGCTACATGCACTAGGTGTTGACACAGACGAGAGCAAACTGCTAAAACTAAGCATGAGCATGATTGACGACGTTGCTAAAACTATTAGCACGTTCATGGCAGACTACAAGAGTATGACCGAAGAAGAACGACCTAAGGTATTGTTTGTTATTGATAGTTTAGGTATGTTGCTCACACCCACTGACGTAGATCAATTTGACAAAGGCGATCTAAAAGGTGATATGGGTCGTAAGCCTAAAGCACTAACAGCATTGGTACGTAACTGTGTTAATATGTTTGGATCGCATAACGTTGGTATGGTATGTACTAACCATACATACGCATCACAAGATATGTTTGATCCAGATGATAAGATCTCAGGCGGACAAGGTTTCGTGTATGCATCAAGTATTGTTGTTGCTATGCGTAAGCTCAAACTCAAAGAAGATGAGGACGGCAACAAAGTAAGCGATGTGAATGGCATTCGTGCCGCTTGTAAAGTAATGAAAACTCGTTATGCAAAACCTTTTGAAGGTGTGCAGGTTAAAATTCCTTATGAAACAGGTATGAATCCTTACAGCGGTCTTGTAGACTTATTCGAGAAAAAAGGAATTCTTCAGAAAGACGGTAATAGGTTAAAATACATCTCGTCAACAGGTGAAGAAACCAAAGAGTATCGTAAAGCGTGGGAACGTAACGAAAACAGTTGTTTAGATTCCATAATGCAAAATTATCGAGAGCCTACCGTTCCGGAGGTAGATACTGAGCTAGAAGAGGCGTTTGAACAAGAGGTTTAATATGAGCGAAGTCGTAGACACGGAAAGTCTGGTAACAACATACACTATCTTAATCGATTATGTTCCATCTGGTAATCGGCAA